GGACATGTTAGGTGCCGTCCAGGCGGACGGTCTTCAACGGATTGTGTGGGATGGAGGTTGATTGTTATTTTAATAAATTATTCAGGGGGTATGGTTGCTTAATAATCAAGCCAACATAGCCATACCAGTAGCCGCCATAGCAGCAGCTTCTTCCGGGTTGTTCAAGGCCCACTTCGCCGCCTCAATCGCCTTGCGTCTGGCCAAGCGGTAAAGCTTTTCCAGATGCGAGTCATTAGACGAAACGAGAGGAACACTAACCCGCAGAGTGTGCAGGAGCAAGTCAGTGCTGCCCCACGGGGGCTGAAAGGACATTGAAAACGACGGATCAATGGTGTAGTAGTTGAGGGTGATTTTGACCATAACACGAGTGATTTGGTCAGGGTCCATTCCTTTAATTCCGAAATAGCCACGTGGTCCGGTGACTAGATCTTCTGTCTTACTAAGCGAGTACGCGCGAATGTCATCATGCAGCAAATGCCAGTGGGCACCACCATCCGTTTCGCCCTGTGAGGCCAGCCGACCCTCGTAAGAGTCGAAAGGCCGTTGGGCGATGGATTGGTAATACCCTCCGTCAATTGGGGTAAGCTCTTCGGAGCAACCACAAACCGCGATGGCACCCTGGTTGTCCAGGGTTGACCCTTGGTAAGTCAGCAAGCAATCCATGAACGGGATTGATATCTTGTCGGCTACTTCAAGGACTTTCTCCCATTCGGGAGCAAAGGAGTCAAACACGCTTTCGCGTGTCCCATCTGAGCAGGTGGCTGTGCCTGAGGTCAGATTAAGATGATAGGTACCAAGAGCGGTACCTGCGACGTTGTTCGCAATGCCTGCACCAGCTGGGTACATGGCGAAGGCGTAATGCGTCATTGAACTCGAATAGTTGACTGCCGAAAGGACGACAGTCTCCCCGAAATCTCGGGTGACGTGTCCACTTCCTTGGTCGACCCACGTCGCACCATTGAAAGTGTAGAAATGAACATCATAAGCGGGAGCATCGGCATCACCAATCGCAAATTTGACATTAACGGTGCATCCAGCAGCCGACGTAAGAGCAATGCCAGCCCTGCCAGCAATTGCTTCTGGCTCGGAGTGGCACCCTCTTTGGGCGTCGATGCTGGCTCCAGACCCGTAAAGGGATTTAATGGCGGAACCGTAAATATCGTCATTACTTTCGGCGATGGCGCGATTGTGCGTGATCAACAATGGGTGCTCGATATCAGGTTGGGCGATAACGGCAAACTCAGACATGCCAGTCACGTCGACAACAATCGGAAAAGTGACAGCCCCGGCTCTACTGGGACACAGTGAGGGGGCTAGAAGGGCTCTTTTCTTCGAAGGGTTGACAACATGATCGGCAAACTCTGTGAAACGGGGGTTTCCTTGGCTTGCTTTAGCAATCGCGTTCTTCTTGACCTGGGAACGTTTGGCTGACATCAAATTGGATTAGCACAATAGGCGAATAATTTCTGGGGTGGTAGTTGTTGGAGATACCGGCTCTTAAGCCCCACACTAACGACATCTCTGCCGGGTTTTAGTTTTACTCGTAACCAACGAGGATGCTTTTAACGTCATCTCAGGACGATTCAACCCTGTTAGGGCGGGTTCTGACTAGAACTAGACGACGATGAGCTCGACGCGCCAGCACTCTTGGCTATGGCTGGTTTAGTTCGGTTGCGTTCTTTCTTCTTCTGGTTGAGTTTGGGAGGATGCGAATGTTTTTCTTCGCCTTTCGGTTTGGTTACACTAGCTTTGCGCTTGGGTCGCGCTTTAGGCTTGCGGACTGTAGCCGTTGAAGTTTTCCTCTTCTCTTGAGAAGTTGGTTTGTCTTCCTTTTTCTTGTTGTTACGTGATCGGGGCTTAGGTGGTCGAACAACAGCTGACTTTTCCACTCGGGTATTCTTGTTAATATGGGCGAACACACACGGTGGCTCCTTGCGTTTGCAAACACCTTTGACAAAGTCGCGACAAAAGTATTTGGGGTGGTGATCAGGGCAGTTCTCTTTAACACAACCATCGGGAGCGGTGATGTGCGCAAAGCAGACTATAGTCGAAGTATCAACTGCTGGGGTGCCAGACAATTGGCCATCGACAAGACTGGGAAGTCCGGTAGTCGAAACGTGATCAGTGACTCTCAGGGGGCCCGGGAACTGGGTGAAATCCATTGCTGAATCCATCGCAGCCTCCCAGGTCTTATACTCTGCTAGAGAGATACAATGCTCATCGAGGAAATGTTGCAAAACCTCAAATGATTGCGCTGGAGTAGGGGGGGGGAAGATCGGTATGCACCAATCGGCTTGAATGCGTTCAGACAAGTACTGTTTACCATGCTCGAGGGGCCAATCCGCGTAGGCTTTGGTATGCCAGGTGGATTGCCAGGTTCCTTGGGGAACAATGCGTAAAACGGTACGAGCCCAAACTGTCAGAACAGGGGTCTTCGAGTCCGTAACCCAAATGGACACGGCTTTGCGCCATGCCATTACCTCTCGGGAAACGTTATCTAACTCGTGGGGGCTGATGTGCAGTTTGCCAGCTGCACGCGTTATGTCATGATGACTGTTGAGACTACCAAATGGGTCAATGTAAATGCGGCCTAGAAAATCAATACGATCTTCCACATTCTTCTTTTGCAACTTGATCTTGAAACCAATAATATCAAAGGTCTCAATGGCTATTTTAATATCGGGGTAATAAGCCAGACCATCATCACCGCCTAACAAACCCATAAGTTCCCAAGCTTCTTTCTTGCTAAGACCGCAACGTCTAAGCGCAATAAAGCAACCACGGGCACTATGGATAGTGTTTCGGAGTGAGGTATCTGCACCTCCCGACAACATTTGGAAAAGTATGAGGAAGAACCGGCCAAACTTAGTAACATGAAGTAGGTTGGTGTGTTGTTTCAACAGTTGCCGAAGGTGTTCTGTGTAACAAGCGGGAAATAACCTAATCATGTCTTTAAGGAATTCGTTGAAGATCCAACGTCCTTGGGTACCGTCGAATTTGCTAAAGTCAGTCGTACAAATGTACGGCTTACCCTCACAAACGCGAACGACACGTCTGACCAATTCTTCTGGAGCTAATCCAAAAGCATAGAAGAATGTTGATTTTTTAAGGGCATCAACTACCGCTTTTACAAATCGAGAATAATCCATAACCAAAGGTTTAGGAACATCTTTGATGTCTCGGGGGGGCTTAATTTCAGGATAGGCCTCAACTTTCTGGAAGGTGCGGCGAATGACGTCCTCAAAAGGATCGCCTTCAGCGGCAGCACTATACTTCGCTTTCTCATTAGGCTCGCAGGCATCAAGAATATCTTCAGCTGTGTATGGTTCAAGGAGCACACCGTTAGGGCACAGGTGCTCAGCTAAAAGATCACGGAACTCGTCAGAGTATTCTTGCATGTCATCGGGTATTCGGTTTTCGTCGGGTCTAATACCCTCAACTCTACCTTGAACGCAGGCCTCATCGGCACCAGGTCCAAAGGATGGTATCAATCCTATGTCTAAGATGGGTTTGGTGATAAGGGTACCACGCAACACTTCATCTTCCGGCAAATCAGCAAAGATCGGCCGGTAGTCTCGGGGTCGTTCTGAAACAGTGCACGCGCCGTCAAGGGGAGCCAAGACGGAGAGTGCTTCTTTGAGCAAATAAACGTTGGTACTCTTGGAGAGTCGCCCTACAGTATGTACAGAAAACGCTGCCGTAGTGCGAGAAGCGGCACAGAGGTCGTGGTAGACATCAGCTTCAAGCGTATACGCGGTTTTACCGTTAATAAGTAAGACAACTTTCCCTAATATGAAAGAGTATTCAACGATCATGTTAGTCTTGGGGCAGACCAACTTGTTGCTTGCAAAGCGTTCCATGGGTGACAACAAATAAAGTGTGTTCACTAAGAAATAAGCAGAGGAGGGGTAATAAGCGACGGGGGTAAGGAGGACCATGGCACGACAAACGTCGGCCATGGGGCGGTGATCCACCATAGCGAGGATGCTAGGAAAGCCATCCCCGGAAACTACCATCTGATCCCTATTCCAGTCCCAAATCGGGTGTTGCTTTGAAACACCACCGTCAAAGAGACTAGTCAAGAGACCATCATGGAATGAAAATCCACCTTGGTCACTTTGGTACGAAAGCCGATCCAGCAGATATGTGTACATCAATACTGGACCTTTAGAAAGAAAACGTTGTAACTGCCAAGCAGTGAGCTTGAAATCAACGTCAATCATGACAAAGAGCGGTCTGTCAGGTATGGGCGCATCAGGATGGCAAACCATGGTCTCCGGATCGGGAACTTGGTAAGCGTTGAACTTCATAGCATGGGCCAGCTTCCCTGCAAACTGTCGAGCCTGCGTGCGAACACCAGCATGAAAGCCATGTGGGTTGCTAGAAACAGCAGTAAGTTTGGAGAATGGAAGTCGCCTGAAGCGATTCCGAAGCATTTGGTGGTATGAAGTATGTTTGGAGCAGTCTTCAACGCGGAGGCGGAGACTATTCCTGATGTCGGCCTGGACAGAGGCAATTGCGACAGAGTTGGAGCAACCAACAAGGTCTGGTAGCGCCGTGATGGACAATCCAATCACGAGGTTTATAGTCGACCGAGCGACTTTCCCTGTGCCTATTAACACAGGGGTCGCGACTTCAGCCGACAGGGCTGTAAATCGCGCATTGACTTCGAAAACCAAGGGTTCCAAATCATTTGAAGCGGCTTCATAGACGACATCGCCCATTAAGCCAACATCTCCGGGTCGGAAAGTGATGGTGTCATTGATCCCCCTAATGAAATCACACACTGATTCAAAAGAGGGTAGCCAACCACCGGACTCGGGTGAATTGGGGTTTGCAAAGTCATGCATCATATCCTCAAGCTCTGCGCTAGAAAAGCTTGGGGAATGGACATGTGGAACAGAAAATAATCTGGACATGGCTGTAGAATTAACTAGAGACTGAGTGATGGGGCAGTTACAAAGTGCGAAGCTTTTAATAAATGCAAGATGGGGTATACGTATAT